TATAATTACCATTGATTTTACCTGATAGTGTGAGATGTGAGAAAAGAAATGATTTTATGTATTAGTTTTGAATAAATGACCCGTTATTCCCTGTTGTATTAAAGAAAGGAGATACTTTAGTCGCAGTTGCTGTGCCAGCGAAAGACCGGAAATCTATAAATGAATTTGAAAGTGCGAATAGATCTTGTTGTACATTACCAGTTACTGTGGCAGTACGAAGTTGAACTGAACCACTTTGTTGTACTACAACTCCTTTTTTGCCATTATTGGTGATTGTTGAGTTTGACGCACGACAAGAAGAATTCTCGATCAAATCAATTCCATTTGCACCATTATTAGCAATATATGAACCTATATAGCGACCTGTACCATTTCTTGTATGAGTGATTCCATTACCCATGTTATTAGATATTGTCAAATTTGAAATTTGGTTGGGTGCTGTACCCAAGTCACCAAGAATAACCCCAGAAGAATTACCAATACCTCCTCCACAATTAGTGATAGATACGTCACGCAATGTTGCATAACCACCAAAGACAAGAGCAATTCCTCTATTAGCAAAGTTATGAATTGCACAATCAATTAGTTCAATAGAACCACCTAAACCACCTTCTCTTCCATTCTGAACTCTGATTGCATCTGTAGAATCTGGATCATTTGCAACATAATTTCCACGAATAAGAATATTTTGCAGAACAAGAGTGGACTCTGGACCAACTAAGATTCCCGTAGTGGAATTAAACTGCCATATTACCGTGTAATAATTTCTTAGAGTAACATCATTAGTTGCTTCAGTTCCTACAGTGTAACCTCTAGTTCCACCACCATTCAGTGTAGCACCTCTTGGTTTTGTTGTTGTTGGTGCTGTACCAACATATTTAATTTGTGAACCTTGTGGGTGATCCAATCTAATTGGAGAAGTGAATAGGTAAGTTCCGCTATTAATTGAAACTGTAACTGTTACACCACTCTTAATACGTCTTTGTGATAAGTATTCTGCTGCCTCAGTTGGTGAATTCCATGGTTTTGATAAAGTACCATCTCTTTCAGTGAGATTATTCACAGTAACATAATAAGTTGTTGATTCACTAATAACACTAGCAGCAGGATCACCATCAACGGTCAGTGCCGAATTTTTCACGTTCAAACTGGATACCGTTGAACCAAAACTAATGTGTTGGTTTGTATCATCAATAGTTACATATCTTGCAAGTTGCGATAACTCTACGTTATAGTTTGACATTCTTAAAATAATTTTTTTACGTGTATTTATTTATTGTTTTTTTATTGATACAATTAATAGAGGTCATTCCAAGAAGAACCATCGTAACCCTGATGCTTATTGGTTGTTGTATTGAATACAATTGAACCAGCAGTTGTTGATGCAACTCCATCTCTTTGTGCTGTGGTCATTCTAGTTACAATCAAGAATTGATCAGTAGATTGTAACTCTAGAGATGATGCAGTGACAATTCCAGTAAATGTACCACCACCAGTTACACTTACACCAGCACCAGTAAACACTGCTCTATCAATTGTACCATCCTCGTTAGTAATTCTAACTTCTGGACCAGCACCAAGAACAAGATCACCAGTCCCACCAGGGACTTTTACAGAGAATGTATCATCAGAATTTGTGTATGTAATACGTCCATCTGAAGAATTGCCAAAGTTTGCTTCTATATTGTCTAGGAAGTTAACACTAGTAACAAAGTTTGTAACAGATACGGTAGCAGTTCCATTGGAGAATGAAGCAGCAATATTATCTCCGAAGTTAATTGTTCCAGCAGTTCCAACATTAGTAGCATCATCCTGAATAATGACTCCACTACCAGAACCAACAACACCTGTTAGTGCAGAACCATCAAGTGAAGGTAATGCTCCAGTAAGTTGACTTGCTTGAAGATCTGTAAGTCCGACACCAGAACCAGTAAATGAAGCAGCAGTAATAATTCCAGTAGTGTTTACACTAGCATCTTCTGTAAGTGCTATAGCAACCTGTGCAACATCCGAAGCAAACAATCTTCCATCAGAATGAACAAATGAAGTTGCACGAATCGTTCCTATAACATCAAGTTCTTGTTGTGGTTGAGTGCTGCCAATACCTACGCTATAACCAGTTCCAATACCAAGAATATTGTTATCACCAACGAGTGTAACATCACCATTGGATACAAACGACTCAGCAGTAATAATTCCAACTGTATTGATAGAGGAATCAGTAGCAAATCCAATCGCAAGTGTTGCTGTTGATGCTGTTCCAGTTACGTTTCCTGTTAGATCTCCAGTAAATGAAGCAGCAGTAATAATACCTGAAGTATTAATTGAACCATCTCCTGTAAATCCAAGAGCAAGTGTTGCTGTTGATGCTGTTCCAGTTACATTTCCTGTTACATTACCAGTTAAGTCTCCAGTAAATGAAGCAGCAGTAATAATACCAGAAGTGTTAATAGAACCATCTCCGGTGAATCCTAGAGCAACTGTTGCTTCGGTTGCAGTTCCAATAAATGAACCAGCAGTTATAGAAAATGCTGTAATAATACCAGAAGTGTTAATAGAACCATCTCCAGTGAATCCAAGAGCAAGTGTTGCTGTTGATGCTGTTCCAGTAACATTTCCTGTTAGATCTCCAGTAAATGAAGCAGCAGTAATAATACCTGAAGTATTGATGGAGGAATCAGTAGCAAATCCAATCGCAAGTGTTGCTGTTGATGCTGTTCCTGTTAAGTCTCCCGTAAAACTAGTTGCTGTAATAACACCCGAAGTATTAATAGAACCATCTCCAGTGAATCCAAGAGCAACTGTTGCTACATCTGCTCTTCCTGTTAAATTTCCAGTAACATTACCAGTTAAGTCTCCGGTGAAAGAAGTAGCAGTAATGATACCAGAGGTGTTTACACTAGAATTAGATGCTAATGTCGTTGCAGTTGTTGCTGCATCTGCTGTTCCTGTTACATTTCCAGTAACATTGCCAGTTAAGTCTCCCGTAAAACTAGTTGCTGTAATAACACCTGAAGTATTAATAGAACCATCTCCAGTAAATCCTAGAGCAACTGTTGCTTCACTTGCATTGGATGCAGTACCGGTTAAGTTACCAACAAAACCACTAGTTGCAGAAATAGCAGATGCTCCAATAATACCTGTAGTGTTGATATTAATATCACCAGGTAAACTAGTTGCAGTTGTTGCTGTAGTTGCCGTTCCTGTTACATTACCGGTTAAGTTTCCGGTAAAGGTTGTAGCAGTTACTGAAGCAGCAGTGATGATACCAGAGGTGTTTACACTCGAATTAGATGCTAATGTCGTTGCAGTTGTTGCTGTAGTTGCTGTTCCTGTTACGTTACCAGTTAGATTACCAGTAAAACTAGATGCCGTAATAGCTCCTGAAGTATTAATAGAACCATCTCCAGTGAATCCAAGAGCAACTGTTGCTACATTCGCGTTAGTTGCTGTAGATATTGTTCCATCAAAACTGGAAGCAGTAACGACTCCAGTTGCTAGGTTAAGTCCTGAACTGTTAAAAGTATTGCTTCCGACAAAGAAACCAGAGTCAGTAACACTTACCCCAGATCCTACATGAATAGCACCACTTTCAATCGTGGTTCCAGTTCCAACATTAACAACACCTGTTGTTGTTACATCACCATTTACATATAATGATGTTCCCGAAGAACCTACAGAACCAACAGTTAATTGATAATCTATTGATTCCGTTCCAATTCCAACACCAGTTGCTAAATTATAGAGACCATTCTCAACCTTTATAAAATCAGTAAATCTGATTGGGGTATAGGAAATCAATTCAAGGTGATCTGTGCTTGATAATGTATAGTTAAGGAAGTCAATTTCAGTCTGAGATTCACTGTTATAGTCGTGACTTATAACTTTAAATCCATTTCTGAATACGTCAACAAGATCTGTAGTATAGAGGAATGGGAATACTGACTGCCCATCGAATGGAGTAATGCTAGTAGATGTTCTTGCTCTCTGATTACCTAGATGATTATATTGTACGACTTCAACATGTTCCGAAACACTGAAAGCAGCAGTAATTAAGATTCTAAATTCATTATCTGCAGTATACCCATCACTATCTGGAGTATAATCCGCATCGTTTAGAAGAACACCATTTTCAAATACTTCAAGTGCTCCAGCAGAATTTGCAACAGGAATGAGATTTTGATGTCCTGGTACAAAACTGCTGTTAGAATAGTTGGTTGCAAGTCCAGTTCTTGCAGTCGTTGCAAAACCAACAACTGTAACGACTTCATTGAGAAGTGTTCCAGAAGTAAGTTGAATTGTATTTCCTAGTCCAATAACATTAAACTCTGCGCTACTTAATCTAATACCAGAGATATAAACGTCATTATCTGTTGCTGCACTTGATGCTCCAACTGTGAACTCAGTTTGTCCTGCACCTGCTGTAATCGTTGTGACTCCAGTTCTTGCCCATGGCGTATATTCAAAGATTTGAACATGATCATCCGCATAAGCACCAGCAGTCAGTGTAATTTGTGATGCTCCAGAAACAGTATAGTCTTCGTCACGTAAACGAATACCATTTATAAAGACATCAACGTTACTTGCAGTAAAAGTAGATGGTGTTGTAAATACTGTTTGACCTGCAGTTGCAGTTGATGTTGATATGCCAAGTCTTGAACCATCATTAATACCAAAGATTTCATAATGATCTGTGCTATCTGCCCCAGTTACAATAATAACGTCACCAAATGATGAATTATACTCTGTACCATCCTTTAATTTTCTAGATCCAGTACCAGAAGAACCATAATAGTAGACATCAAATGGTTTTGTTGATACGTCTTCACCAATACTAGATTGTAGTCTTACAATTCCAGTAGCATCTAATGTATCGCCAATAGATACTCTTGCAGTTTCTGGATATGTAAAAACTTCTACTGTGCTTCCTGCTGATACTGCTGGTATTTGAACAAATGATGATGATGAGTAATCAATATTTTCTGGTTTTATTTTTACACCATCAACAAATACATCCGTAGTATTTCTATTGTTTATCCCTGTTGCAATTCCAGTAAATGGGAAATTGGTTGTCCCACCACCAACGTTGCTATATTTAATCGACAATCTTGTATCTGATGTGTCTATAAATCCTTGTCTTGGTGGAATAGTAACCTTTGCACTTACACCAGCTCCAGTTACAACTATATCTTCTCCAACAAAATCAACAACCTTGATTCCACCAAGATTTCCTTTAACTGTGCCACCATTTTTGACGGTTAAACTTCCAAATGTTCCCGAGTTTGCAGAAACACCATATCCGACCAAATGAATTATATCTCCGCCAGATGCACCAGATGTGAGAGTAACTACAGTTCCACCATCAGAATTATATGCAGAGTCTGCTAATTTTAGACCGTTTTTGAATACATCAAGACCTGCTGGATCGTGATCGAAAGTAAATAAAGTTTGTCCTGGAGTAGCAGTAAACTCCTGATCCGTCCTAATTTGAATAGGATCAATCCATGTTACTCCAATGCCTGTAGAAATTACATATTGACCGTGATTTCCTTCACTATTACCAACACTAAGAGTACCACCTATCGTCGTGATTCCAGTCAGAGTGGTGTGATTTAGAGTTAGATTATCAACCGTACTTCCAACAGAAAGTTGATTGATAGTTGCGATTCCAGTTATGTTTAGACTATCAAATGTCTGGTCACTATCACTAGGGAGTACAATTCCCGTCAAATTGGAACCATCACCATAGTATGAGGTTGCAGAGACTGCACCAGATACTTGAATTTTTGCACCAATATCAGTCGTACCCAAACCAACTTGCGATCGGGTGTCATCTTGATTGAACAGATTTGGTGTTACTAGCGCCGCTAGATCTCTTGCTCTTGACATGGTGTAAGTTTTTAGTTATTTATTGGTGAATATAGTTCTGATATATATGTGAGTTTTAAGACTCTAATTCAGTTTTTAGAGTCCCGTCGTTTTCAACATACAAACGATAATTAGTTCCATTTGCTGATGTAAGGACGACTCCTGCCGAAGTATTAACACCAACCTTAACATTTGATGTTGTAGAAATACCGGAAGCATAACTGGACCAGAATGATCTGTCGAGAGATGCTATAGTATTTGTAAATGTTATAATTTCAACAGTGTCTCCAGACACTGCATCAAAAGTTAATTGAATAACACTTCCATCAGTTGCGGCATAGTCAGTTCCACCAACTAATTTTGAACCATTATAATATACTTCAGTTGCACCGGGATTGTAATCAAAATTGAATTCTGAAGTTGCAACACTTACAATATTGACTTGCTTTTCATAGATGACGGTTGAGATTCCAATAAAGACCTCTGCTACATTATCAGCAATAGTGACCGAAGTAACACCAGACCCCACAAAGTTTAAAGTTGTTGCAGTTCCAATAGTAACTCCACCAGATTGAATTCCAGCAGCAGCAACAAATTCGGTAGATATACCAGATGCTAAGTTACTAATGGTAGTTATACCCGTTAGATTTGAATCAACAGATTCTAGATGATTTGTAGTTGTAATACCACTGAATACTGAATTCACAGATGTTAAACTAGTTGTAGTTGTAACACCACTGAATAGTGCATCACCAACAGAGTTTAACGTATGTGCTGTTAAGATTCCTGTAAATGTTGCATTACCTGAGGAATTTAATGTATTGATACTAGTAATACCAGTAAATGATGCATCTCCAACAGAGTTTAACGTATGTGCTGTTAAGATTCCTGTAAATACTGCGTCACCAGAAGAACTTAGACGTGCTATAGTGGTATCACCAAGGATCGATACATCTCCTGAGGAGTTTAAACTAGTTACTGTTGCAATACCAAGTGTTGAAACGCCAGCAACAATATTACCTCCCGAAGAATATAAAGTATTAATAGTTCCAATACCAGATACTAAAGCATCTCCAGAGACTGTTACATCCCCAGAAGAGTTTAAATCAGTTAGTGTTGTAATACCAGATATTGTTACATTACCAGAGGCATCTAAACTACTTAAAGATGCACTACCTACTACCGATGTATCACCAAGGATTGATACATCTCCTGAGGAGTTTAAACTAGTTACTGTTGCAATACCAAGCGTTGAAACGCCAGCAACAATATTACCTCCCGAGGAATATAATGTGGTTACTGTTGCAATACCTGCAACGATATTACCACCAGAAGTATATAAAGTATTTACAGTTGCAACACCAGAAACTGATACATCACCAGAAACTGATGCATCGCCATTAACATCCAGTTCACTAGAAACTGTTACAATACCAGCAACAATAGATCCTCCTGAGGATTCGAGTTTGGTTATTGTAGCAACTCCTGCAATTATATTACCACCTAGGGAATATAGAGTGTTAATTGTTGTAATGCCGGAGAATGATGCTCCACCACTTACAATGATTTGATCGGTAACAGTTGCAAAACCGGCAACAACATTACCACCAGAAGTATATAAAGTATTGATTGTTGCAATACCTGTTATATTTGCATTCGCAACGTCAGCAAGATTTCCAGTGATGTTTAGGTCATTTACAGTTGTAAATCCAGAAACATTAACACTATCTAAGAAACTTGCTGACCCAGTGAGTGTTAAATTAGTAGCACCTATTCCGCCTCTTACCTCTAAATCATACTCTGGAATAGTTGAACCAATACCAACCTTACGAGTTTCTGCACTCGCATAGATTAAATCAGTGTTTACTTCTATTCCGTTCTTGACGGTAAAGTTCTTGTTAATTCCCATTGGTTCTCCTGAGGTTCACTTTCCCCTCCATGGTTTATTTATAAAATTTTAATCAATGAGAGATATTACCAAAAGATTTCCATTCGTTTCCTGTGGTATAGACCCATCCAATAGTACCACCATTTTCTGGAGTTACATTAAAGACGACATCTCCAACTGTTCCAGCATTTGTTGGGGTAGCAATACCAACCGTATACTTTCTAGAGATAGTCTGCTCACCTTGAATTAACAAGGAGGAAACCTGAACACCTTTCATTGATGTTGAAGTAATCTTTTCATTGAATAGGACTGGACCATCAAATTCCGAGACAATATCATTACTTGGTCCACCCTCAACACGAATTGAACGAGTAATATTTGCTTGTAGTGGAGTCAGAACATCAAATCCAGTGTTAATATCATCCTGACCTACATCTTGACCAGTGATTGTTGGGATTGGTGCATCAACAACCTCTTCCTTACCAGTCGCAGAACTTACTCTCTTGTTTCCAATGTAAAATTCACCAGCATCATTCATACCAGTATAGACAACCAATCCACCATTTTCTTTGGATGATTGTGCCAAGAACTTCTCTCTTACATTCAGAGATCTATTTTGCTTTGATGGAATTGAAGTCGAATAGTTTCCTGGACCAAAACCAACATACTCAAAAGTATGACCAGATGCTCTAATAAATGAGTTTCTTCTAAGTTCAATTGGAAGAACACGGATTCTCTTAACAACAGATCCATTAACGTGCATTTTTCTTCTAGTTCCAAGAACTCCACGGAATACTCTGAGAGAATCGCCAGGAATAACTGAACGCTTAATTCTTACAATTTCATCATCAATCAGCAAGTAATCACCTATCTGGAAGTTGATATTGTCAGAGTTAGTTACGCTTATATTGTCATCCGTCATGTTTCCAATTGAAACAGATAGAGTGGTTCGAATATCTCCATATGGTGGAGTAAGTCTTCCACCAATATTCTCATTTTCTTCTGTAAGATTTCCACCATTTGCACGGATGTTAAGAGCATCAGTTACTGCATATACCTCTCCAGTCAATGGAGGAGCATAATTTCCAATTCCAAGATTAACACTGAAGGTATTTAAGCTTTTAATTTCTCCAATTGGAACTCTTTGATTATAAACAGATTCATTTGCACCAGCAATTTCAATACCATTTCCTACCTGATAACCATGAGAAATTGTTGTTGTTACTGTTGCTATTCCAACAGATGGATCATATTCAATGCTACTTACTGGAATTGCTTGATCGTTTACATAAGCAGAAGCAAATGCTGTTGCTGCTGGTCCAAGTCCAGTTGGATTAAGTGCTGCTGCTGGAATATCTTCAAATGATTTTACATCAACTCTTGTAGTATCGCCAGTTGTAACTCCAACAACACGATAGTTATTATTGTATCCGTCAAATGCCTTTATAGGAATACCTGCCAGACTTACGAGACTATTCTCATTGCTATAAATCGATGTTACACTTACAACACCAACGACATGATTGGCAGAGGTTGTAACACCAACAATTGCAAGAGTATTACCAATTCCATATGCACTTCCTCCGTCCATAATCTCGACAGAAGCAATTGTGCCACCAGTTCCAACTTTAATCTTTGCTGTTGCGTGTTTGCCTGTAACTGAATTTCCAATAGCAACTAGTTTTGCATTATAGAAATATTCAGTTCCTCCACCACTACCATAGTTTGCACCAGCACTAACAATACCAACCTTTTCAACTCTATTCAGTCTGTGCTCATTCTTATAGTAAATTGTATGTGAAGTTGTTGAAGTAGATACGATATCAGTGATACCAGCACCAACACCAATTGCCTGCAATCCTTTATCAAGTGCTTCTCTACTTACACTATCTCTTGGATCACTTATAACAACCTCTCCAATTGGATTTGGGAGTGCAAATGAAACAGATGATTTTGGATCTGAGTTTGCATTGTCCTTATCAAGTTGTGGATAGAAATTGATAATTGGTTGAGAGAATTTCAATCCAGTAAATGGAGCAGCTTTTGGTCTATTTGAATTGTTGATTAGTAGGATGTGGTACACACCATCCTGTTGTCCCTCAATATATTCTTTAAATTGTTTTGAACGATAGATTGAGAATGTTTCTTTATAGTCTTTTTGAATAAATCTTGGAAGATTTGTGTCTCTTTGTGATGTGTTGTTGGTAAATGTTCCTGGATCTGTTGTAATACCAACAGAGAAGTGTTTTGCACTCGAAATACCAACGACAGGATAGATGCCGTTAAATCCACTTGCACCAGCACCAACTGTGTTGTTAGTACTCTTAATGTTCTTCAGTTCAACATATGCTCCTATTTGAAGATAATGTGGAATTTCGGTTTCAATATTTGCAGTCCCTAAACTCCAATCAGCACCTGCAATAAAGTTGAACTTACGAATCTCGGTTGGATCAGAAAGTGTTGCTGTTGTATCTGGGAAATACTTTTGAATAATTGATGTAGTAAATCCAGAAGTGTTGCTGCTATCTTGAAGAACAAAACCATCAATAGGAGGTCTTGCATTTACAGCCTCTTTTGGAATTACGTAACGAATTCTGTAGACACTATCGATTGCATTTCTATTATCTTGTATCCTAGTGAAGAAAGTTCTTGGAGTTGCTGCACCAATGCCAGATACACCAGCACTTGCAATTCTAGGATATAGAGTATCTGATTCTTCAGTTGATGTGTTTATGTACCACTGGTTGAAAGTTGTATCAAACTGGACTGGATGTCCAAGTTCTCCAGGTCTCTTATCAACAACTCTACTAACAATTTCGATAGTTCCTCCAGAATTGTTATATGTAACTGAAGCACCCGCAAATGCATCATTAAGGTTTGCTGCAAGTTTAATCTGCGATGTACTTGTAATTCCAGATCCACTAGCAATTACATGGTAAATTTTATTGTTTTTCAATCCATCTGGAATCTGACCAGTGTTAGAATAAACTCTTACAGATTCTCCATCGAAGAAATTATGATCTTCTGTGAGTGTAATTATATTATTAGTAATGCTATTGATTCCCGTAGGACTTTGACCAACTACGGATACTTTATTTGCAGTTATATCAGACGTTGAGTGTGAAGGGACCGGCATTGTAATACGTGCCGAAAACTCACTTGTAATTCCTGAAACTGTTAGAAGTGCTTTGAGTCTATCGCTAGCATTTGAACCAATAGAAAATCCCTGAATGATATTTTCTGGTGCAACGTCTGGATTTGTTTCGTTGAACAGATATAAGTGTCCAGATAAACCTACACCAACAGTTCTAGATACGTCAATCGATGTAAACTCAATATTGATTGGATTATTAGGTTCAATAAACTTTGGCGGAATGATGTGAGTAATATTTCCGAGGTCATCTTGTGGGAATGCTGTGTTCCTATAACCTCTTGAAATCAGTGCTTTTGCACCAAAGTTAGAGTTTGAGTTTGTAACTGATTGGTCTCCACCAGATTCTGCAACGAAGTGCTCGGCATATCCAATCGCAAAGACAGAAACTAGTTGAAGGATTGCATTATTACTACATCTGATGTGGAAGTTTTCAAATTCTGGTTTGTAAACTGCTCTGGAATCTGTGTGGAGATTTTCATTTCCAGGAACATTTCTATCTTCGTATTGTCCAGTTATAGAGTTATACTTTACAAAAGCATCATCATCTTTTTGAAGACCAATTCCAGTGAATTGAGCTACAACCATGGATTTAAATCCACTTGCTCTTCCTCCATCAGCATCAAGTCCACACATACCAAAGACAGATCTCAATGAGATATTAAAGATATATGGTGACGCAGAAGTAACAGTATCAACGCTAATGTTTAAAGTTGCACCAGAAACTGATGGAAGTGGATTGATTGGAGCACTCTGAACACGATATTTAATTTCAGTTGAACTAACTACATCTCTAACAACAAATTGACCATCATATCCAGTTGAACCAACTCCTTCAATGCGAATTGGAGTATCAACATCAAGACTAGAAACACTTCTAGCAAGAGTTGCAGTAATTTCATTGCTGGTGATAACACCATCACCTGCCTTAATACTTGTAATTCCAACTTCTTCACCAAGAGATCCAACGATTCTAAATTCGTCAACCTTTGCTTGAATGTCTACCTGAGATGATGGGAAATCTGGAGAAATGGGACGACCACTTGCTATACCATATGCAACACCAACCTTCTCATAATACATATCAAGATCAGTTCTTTCACTAGAATATGTTAAGAAGGTATCTTTAATATCAACAGCATTTACACCATCAGCATACTCAAAGCATGTTAATTTGTGGTGGGAATAGTTTGGAACGAACTCATTTGACGCATAATCACCATACACAAGTCCATTTGGATCGCCATCAAATATAGAAAACTGCCAGAGATAGGTTGTTCCGGTCAGACGGAAGATTGCAGTTCTTTTAATATTAGAATTATTTGATTTTGGAACATATAATGGTCTAATTCTTGTCTTTCTTAAATCATAACCAACAATGGATGTTCCCCTTGGAACAATAACTCCACCATGTATGCTATTGAATTTATAAAGAATATTATCTTTTGAATTTAAACTAAGTTTACTCTTATTATCTAACTCTAATGACTCATTTTTCTGCAAACCAGATCTTTCAAAGTATTGATTTGCTCCCGTAGGAATGTATCCAGGACGATTATCTACGTAATGGTCTCCTGGATACAAGAAAATGGTGGTCTTACTAAACCTATCATTTTCTTCACCAGATTGATAAGAGAATCTTGCTGCTTCAAGCAATGCTCTCTGAATCGTTCTAAAAGGTTTTGCAAGTGAATTACCTTGGTTCTCTATGCTATCTGTTGCATCTCTATCGCTAGGATTAACATAAAGAATGACACCACGATTATTCTTAAGAAAATTATCCAGTCTACTAAGACCCATGATACTTTAACACTACATTCCGTTGGATTATTTATGTTCTTAATGAATCGTGGATAAAATAATCTCGGTATAAACTTCAACCGTAGAAATAGCAGTTAGAGTAACAAGGAATAGAATAAAATTTTTCATTCTAGATCAGTGGATAGTGAATGTATAATGAATACAATAAACATGATAAAAGCTATGAACAGAGTTGTGTTAGAACATCTCATTGTTCTACTTGTAGATTATACACTATCTATAAAAAAATAAGTAAAACTACCTATAAATGTTAGCATTTACTCATAAGATATTCTACCGTATTTGCGATATCTTCCATTGCTGGACGAAGTTCTTCTCTCTGCCCAGAATGTTGTTCTAGTTTTGTTTTTCCATTATCAAATTGTTCACAGAGAGTCCATCTCCACTGACCCATATTTTTAGAGTACCAAAGATTAATTTTCATTTAATACCCAACTCCTTATAGATCTCCCCTTTAACTTGATCTTTCAACTTGCTAGACATTTGTTTGAGTTTTGCCTGCTGGGTTACGTTATCTCGGTCTTGAACTTCCATCGCCCTTTTCTTATCACCAACAGCAGCAATCTGCTCTCTTCTTTTATCGATGTCTTCTTTAAAATGATTGAAAGTTTTCATAATACTTTCTGACTATTTATTTTTTTAAAGCCCCCAGCGAGGATTTGCACCCGCGACTGCCGCTTACAAGGCGGCTGTTTTAACTACTACAACTATGGGGGCGGTAGATTTATTTATTATAACATAAACAAATTATTTGTCAATAGACCTGTAATAATCTTGTTTTGCCTTCTCTCTTCTTGCTACCCTACCATTCCCCTTATTTTTTGCTTTATATGTGGGGGTTTGAGAATGGCAATTTGGACATAGGAGAGAAAGATTGTCTTCTTGATTATTATATGCATTACCATCAATGTGTTCTAGTTCCAGAACTATTGGTTTATTCATCCAATCAACTATACCGCAGTTCCAACATCCACTCTTCTTTTCTGATAGATATCTTTTAACTAAGGATTTTCCCGGATATATTCCAGTCTCTTTCCATAAAGATAAATTAACTTCATTTTTATGTGCGTGCTGACACTTTGTGCTACAATATGTAGATTTTTTTGATTTGCATTCTACTCCACAGACTATACAATTCGGTTTTGCTGCTGCTCTTCTTTTATTGCTATAAGATACAGAGCAACTTGAACTACAAAAAACATTTGTATTTCTTTTTTCGTAAGGAATCGGACTACCACACTCTTTACAATGCTTTGGGGAAGTTAAATACTTTTTAATATTTTTTTGTCTTTCATTTCTTCCCCACTCCTCCATTGCCTCTTTATGACTATTAGATGTGCCCATTGTATATATCAAGTGCTTATTATTATTTATAATACAGCTCTAATCTTTTGGCAACAGTTCTGGATTCTCTAAATCTAATTCGTTAAAGCAGGGGTGACAGTCCTCTAGCATTAAGTAAACTGATGAGTGGTATATGTCTTCATCAGTCCATATTTTCTTATGTTCCGCGATCTCTTGAATTATATCGGGTTCAAGTTCATCCTCTGGAGGTAGGGTATCGAATGTATAAGGATACCCATTGATTGCATACATTAAAACTGGAAATTGAATCCCTTCGGATTGGTAGAGGCAATAGAATTGTTCTAGTCTGAACTTCATCGCTCCTTTCCATTTTTAGTTATTTAGATTTGTTTTTACCACAATAAGTTTGAACCCGTAAGGTGCCGGTGAAAGGACTCGAACCTTCACTCCGTACGGAATATGTTCCTAAGACATACGTGGCTACCATTACACCACACCGGCATACAGATACTATACTAAGTATCTGCCTTTATGTCAACCTCCATCAACCTGACAACCGACCAATGCACCACCAACAATACCTAGAGGAATTGCCCAGATACGACCATCTCCACGGGAAAGTGCAGCACCAGCACCACCACCAGCAATACCTCCGAGAATACTACCTTCAATGCATGAGTTATCATCTACATTGGATGAGTTTGTTCTGGGATGATATGTTGGTTGATTATACTTTTTATTTGGTCTTTGGCAGGGAATTTCTTTTTTCTTTGTAAACCTGCGAACATAACCAGGACTTTCTCTCGTGCCTGGAATATATTCTTCTCGATATACATCTTTGTAACATTTCACGTCTCTGGAATAACCAGAACGTCCTTTAGCAATAGCATTGCCTGGAAGTAGAAGAATAGCCAGTAGTAGTAGGACTGATGTTTTCATTTTTCAGAAACGATAGGGTTTGCATAGACTAGTTCATCTGTAAGGTAATCTCTACAGATCGTCAGCAGTTCCATAAAATGATCCACTGATTCACAATCTACGATTTGTTCTGTTCCCTCATTAGAGTACAAATAAAACCGACGAGATGATGTATCTACAACACATCTGGTCAAGTACTCTTCATCTTCGGATTGAATGTGGAGGAATTTTTTGTCTTTGTTGGACATTTTGTTTTTGCTACCTGATTATTATAACCCACAAATGGGTGGAATGGGGAGTCAGTGTGCCAGTTCCTTAATAGGACCCACCATCAAAGTCTCCCTCAATAGTGATATCACCGATAAAGTTGGAAACATTAGCTGAGACACCTTCACCAATGAAGTTAATGGTTGAGACAAAACCAACTGGTGCATCTTCATATTGTACCAATATTGTATTGCCAGAACCAAAACCAGCACTGTCAGGATCATTGTCATCAGCACTTGGAGGATCAGTGAAGAATCCACCATCGAAGTGTTCATCATATTCATCAACAATAATCTCTGCAATTTCATTGGCAACAACTACTGTGAGTCCTGTGCCCGTGAAGTTCATAGTTGTCACAATTCCAAGAGGTTCATCTTGGTGTTCAATAAACAGTGTACTGCCGCCACCAATAATATTATTCGTAATATTGGTTATTGATGTTATCTCATCAACGGTGATCGTTCCAATTTTATCAGTGACAGATGCTGAAATTCCATCACCTGTAAAGTTCAGTGTTGTAACAATCCCGATAGGAATATTGTCATCTCGAATAAACAGTGAACTACCACCACCAACAGGATCACCACCACTACCTTCATTAGAAGGAAGAACTGTAAAGTCATAAGAATCAAATGGACCTTCAGCAGTCTCACTAAAAATGTTTGTTACTGATGCTGAGATTGTATATGTTTCTGCGTCTACTAAATTGTCAAAGAATGTTGATGCAATACCAACTACAGCAATATTGTCATTCATTTTCTCAGTAAAAGTAAATCCCGCAAAGGAAACTATTACTGATTGAGTATTTTCAATAAGCGTGCTTTTGACATTTATTACTTGATCTGTGACTCTTTCATCAAACGATAAAACACGACCGAAACTTGGAGTAATAGTAATTGTTGGTTCGGCCATGTTTTAACCAGAGATAGTCTGCACTTAACTTTATTTATTTTGATTCCATGTTTTCTTTCACAGATTCTCTCACAGTTTCTTTGATAAGATTTTCCACATAATTATGCTCATAATTGAAACTGAAACCTTCATTATCACCAGGATAATCTAGGTGTGATTTACCTTCATACTCTACTATCAAGTCATCATCATATCTTGAAGCATGAATGACATAGTTATATTCGATTTCGTTTATCTTATCTTTAAAAATAGTATCTACGTTTGATCCAATATAAACTTTATTATCTTCTATCTTTTGTATATAGAGAACATAAGGATTACCAATTGGTGTTAAAACTACACTGATAGTCTCTTTCTTCACTAATCCTTTCCAGTAATCTGGAAGATTAATAACATTTCCTTTATTTTTTCCGTGCAAATAGACACCAATCTCTGGACCTTCAAGACAAACATGACGTAATCTCCATCCTGGTTTAGTGGGATGAATCATATCAAAAGGCAAATCCTTCTTTTTAGCAAGAATATTTCCAAAATCATCTTTAACGATTGGAGCACTGACCAGCTGATTGGATCTTACCGCACCACCAGCCACTACTGCTTCACCAGCAGTAAGAGATCCACTACAATTTATGTTTCCAGAAAAAGGACCACAAGATACAATATTATAGTTACCTCTTCCAGTAAAAATACCACAATCTGAAAATCCGGGTACAAAAGCATCTGGTGGTTCTTTCCCATCACGTTGCTTACCCTCTTCTCCGTTTGGAATTGCATTAACAAATGGATTTTCTGCCATCTCAATTACTCCTCATTTCATTCTTTACAGTTTCTTTGATAAGATTTTCCACATAATTGTGCTCATAGTTGAAGGAATAACCTTCATTACCTCCAGGATAATCTGTATAGTTTTCTCCTTCATACTCAACGATTAGATCATCATCCAATCTACGAGCAATGATGTGATAATCTGCTTTGATTGATCCACCTGCATTGTTCTTTACAACAACTTGCCTACCCCATCGGACTTCTTGAACAAAAAGTTCTTGCCAATGTCCTCTTGGAGTAAGGTTGATTGTCATATCTTCTGTATTAACAAGACCACCCCAATAACTTGGAAGATCAATAACTCCGTTTGCAGGAACTTCTCCTCTACAATAGACTGCAATCTCTGGACCTTCAATACAAACATGGCGAAGTCTCCACCCCTTTTTGTTTGGGTGGGGCATATCAAATGGTAGATTCTTTTTACCAGATAAAGTATGGGGACCACCCGTTCCAACACATGAAATTTCACCGGTAGTGAAGATATTTCCTTCACCAATAATAGATTCTTCAAACCAGACGTTACCTACCCTCATATTAAAATAATACCAGGGTACACACTCTTCGAGAGGTAGAATTTTTCTCAGATCCTCGTCAAAGTTGACATCTTCATTGTGATGCTTTGGTACATAATCATAAAATACACCTGGTCTACCAACAATAGTTGGTTCCGAACAATCTTTTTTGCCTACTCTCCGGTTAATGAATAACTGTGGATTTTCTTCTGCCATAATTAAATTTATCTCCTTTTATCATAATTATACCCTACAACAGAGTATTCGTCATTATTTCCAGGATAATCCTCTGGAGTTTTTCCTGGATACTCTGATATAAGTTTCTCTCCATCTTTTCTTTCAGCAAAGATGTGATAATAACAATCAATAGGCATGTTTCCTTTTGATTGCAGATGAATCTTTTTCTCGTCGATTCTCTTGATAATCACATCTTGATGTGCTCCGACTGGAGTTAAGTTTACTGTGATTGAAGTTGTATCAACAAAATTTTTCCAATAAGAAGGTAGATTGATGTGATTCTCACCAGTAACTCTACCACGTATATATACATCATTCGATGGACCTTCTGGACATGTATGTCTTAGTCTCCAATCTGCTTTTGATGGGTGTGGAATATCAAAGTTCTTTTTAAGTGAAAGAATATGCTGTCCACCAAGAACTCTTGCAATAACCTCACCCTGTGCAATTACATTAGTTCCTACCTCAATTTGCCCATTAACTGTCAGGTTATCAAAAACCGCAGCATCTCCAACAACAGATAGTGAATATGGAGACCGATTGAATAAAGCAATCGTGCCGGGAATAATTGGCGCTGGAGACTCTGAATTGGTAACAGGACCAATCATAGTTGCTGCACTTACAAATGGAAATAAAGGAGCACTGCCCAACACTAAAGGACCCTCAATGTATGCAGACCCTCTAATTTCAGCTGGACCAATACCCAGTGAAAATGGTGTTCCCTCACCTACAAAGAGTCTCTTTCCAATTGCAATATCATCAAATTCCATTGACATTTATGTAAGTCCCTCCGTTTCCTTAACAACTTTCGTAGTACTTTTTCCACCAAGTTTAGATGGATTTGTCGCAGATGCTGATGTTACACATTTAGTAAATCCAGCATACATTTCCATTGTAGTTTTACAACTAATTCTACCAATACCAGATGAAAGAAACTTCCAGGCATTTTCTGCATCGAGATTAATGACTTTGGCGTTTAAATTAATCTGTTCATTTGCAGTAATATTGACATTTCCTACGTCATTACTACCTGCTGCTTGACCACCAATGATTTCGACATTTCTTCCAATGATTCTAACATCACCATTTTCAGCATTTAATACAATATCACCCTGTTTTGTGACAACAATGAATGCATTTTCTGATCCTGGTCCATCAAAAAACTCACCAGAAGTGATTGAAAATGCTCCAGGACATCTGGCAACAGTCCAACCTTCTCTTGGTCCATCCTTACATAAAGAAATATAGTGACCCTCATATGATGCTTGTAATTTTACATCAGAGATGACCTCACCAGCAATATCATTTAGTTGAGTTTCAAGAGTTCCAAATCGAATTGAAGCATCACTATTTCCATATTCTAGGCAATAATAGTTTATCTTTTCTGTCATGTGACTTGACCCACACAATCAATTACTTTAACAGTTGGAGTTCCTGCTGGAACATTGAGGGATTCTTCCACATCTTCTCCTAATCTAATAACATCAAATACAGGAACTATTTTAGCATTAATTCCCGTTTTTGACTTAACTATTACTTTTGGCATTTCCTTAAATCCAAGACCACCATCAATTACATTCACATCAATTAACTTACCAAAATCATCAAGTATTGGTTCAAGTTTAGCACCATTATCAGGAGTAACTACAATCTCATCAATATCACTATAGTTGATGCCATTATTTAGAACTGCTACATCTTTTATTGCTAAGACTGCAGGATATCTACCCAGTCCATCTGATGGTTCTTCTCCAATAGTTATCTTATTAGACTCGACTGTTAAAGGTGTTCCTCCAGATCCACCAACAGTTACAGGAACTCCATTCGAATCAGTTACAGGAACTCCCCCAGTAGTCACAGGTGTTCCTCCAGTTCCACCAACAGTTACAGGAACTCCATTGGAATCAGTTACAAGTGTTCCTCCAGTTCCACTAACAGTTACAGGAACTCCATTCGAATCGGTTACAGGAGCTCCTCCGGTTCCACCAACAGTTACAGGAACTCCATTAGAATCAGTTAGAGGAACTCCTCCAATTCCACCAACAGTTACAGGAACTCCATTAGAATCAGTTAGAGGAACTCCTCCAATAGTCACAGGTGTTCCGCCAGAACCACCAGCAGTTATAGATAACCCACTAAAATCGGTAGTTTCTGTTATTGGTTTTGGAGTTGTGTAATTTCCAAAACTTTTGACTGTGATTGGAACAGTTTGTCCTTTACCAATAATGGTATCAATAACATTTCCAAGATTATCTACAATCTCTGATGTAGTTCCAAACGGTGCAGATATTTGGTCACCTGGTTTTACTCTAACTGTTTTGTTTGGAGAGTAAGCAGTGTATCCAAATTCCAAAAGACCCTCAACATCTCCAGCCTCAAGAGAATTTGAAAATGGTTCTGCTTGAATCGCATCAATAAGTTGCTTAGGAAGATCTAAAATTGTGGTCAATTCAATATCAAATGGAATTGTAGTTCCAGAACTAATGATAGATCCTTCTGGAATAGTATTATCAAATGAAACTACTAGGTCTTCAGTCAAAGTTGTTCCTTCTGTAAGAAATACTTCCTTTCTAGCAACTGCAAGAGTTGCTCCTCCAGAACTTAACACTCTTCCTCCAGAACCACCAACAGTTATGGGTGACCTATTAATAGACACTGGATCGCCACCATCTGATCCAACAGTTAAAGGTAATCCACCAGTTCCACCAACAGTTATAGGTGTTTCATCTGTAACTTCAAATTCTCCTGTCTCTGGATTTATCGTAGGTATAGTAGGTACTGCTACATTTTTTCTGCTATTAGTTCTAGTTGCAGAAGATATTGGTGTTCCTCCTGTTGCTCCAACAGTCACAGATTGTCTATCTGCGGTTACCGGAGTTCCCCCTGTTGCTCCAACATTAATAGGTGTTCCCCCTGCTGCACCAAGAGTTACAGGCAATCTACCTACCGTTACAGGTATTCCTCCTGGTCCACCGACAGATAATATAGTTCCACCTTGTCCACCAACAGATAGTGGGGAACCATTAATAGTTGCTGGTCTGCCTCCAGTTCCGCCAGCAGTCAACCTAGTTCCACCAGTTCCACCAACAGTTATTGTATTCTGAGTTGAACGTCTGCGAATTGCATTAGTTCTTCTAGGTCTAGTTGTAGTAAGTGTTGTAGATGCACTAACACTTGCTCCAACACGTAAAGGACCAGCACTAGAATTTATAGGAGTAATGTTAGTAGTTGCATTTGTTCCTCCAGTTGCCCCAGCAGTTCCTCCAGTTGCCCCAGCAGTTCCTCCAGTTGCCCCAGCAGTTGCATTTGTTCCTCCAGTTCCACCAGCAATTACAGGTGTTCCTCCAGTTCCACCAGCAATTACAGGTGTTCCTCCAGTTGCCCCAGAAGTTACAGGAACTCCATTGGAATCAGTTACAGGAACTCCTCCAATAGTCACAGGTGTTCCGCCAGAACCACCAGAAGTTACAAGTTCTCCCCCATTTCCACCAGCATTTACAGGAACACCACCAGCAGTTAGTGGAACTGAATCAACAAGTACTGGTGTTCCTCCCGTAGAACCAGCTCTCAATTCAGTTCCACCAGAAAAAACATCCTCAGAGATAGCAGATGATTCTTCAATATTATCAAGTGTTTGTGGTGGAGTTACATCTTGTTCGACATCTAATACAAGTTCGCCATTTAAAGAATTGAATATTCCACTAAGTCCACCAGAAATTGGTGTTCCACTTCCACCTAGGAATGCGGGTTGCCCATTTAAATTTACTGCATCTCCACCAACACCACCAGCAAGTAATCTTAAACCCGCAGTACCTTCAAGGACCACAGGAGTTCCACCAGATCCTTCTGAGAGAATTAAGTCTGTAGGAAGAGTTGTTCCTGAAGGTATAATTGTTCCTGAAGGTATAGATGCACCTCTAGGGACTGAGAAACTGCTATTCAAAGTTGTACCACCAGGAATTCTTGGTCCTGGAGGTTTGGAAAAGACAACTGTTTGTCCAGGAGTGCTGAAAACTACATTTCCTGCACCAACTGTTGTTCCGTTAGATGCTGGTAGAAAACCAGATCCAGATTCTTTTACAACAACATCTGTTACTGCTCCATTTTGGACAACTGGTTGAAGAACTGCTCCCCCGCCAATAACTCCCCGATCATTCGTTGCTGTTACTACAATCGTTGGTGCTGCTTGATAACCAACACCAGGATTCACAATGTCCACAGCAATAATTTCGCCAGATGCACTTACGATCGGATTAAATACAGCATCGATAAGTGCATTACCACCAATTGCAACTAATGCTGGTGGAGCAGCAAGAGAAGGTCCTGTGTTACATGCTGGTGCTGCACCACCCAAGTTTACACCTGCAATTAAATTAGAGAGAGGACTTGATAATGGAGTGGTTCCCTTAATGCCTGCCCAAGGACTCCACTCTTTAATTTTTGGATGTTGTTGAGTCTCATCACAAGACAAAAATTGTAGAACTGCTGCTATTTGGTCAATAATTCCACCAACACTAAGACCTCCACCAATATTAGCAGCACCACCAATTCCAGCAAACACACCTTGAATAGGACCAAGAACAGAGCTCAATGCGTCTGCAACATCTACTAATCCATTATTTAAAAGTTTTCCTACTGCACCTTCAACTGCACATAAAGGAGCATTGACGTTATTTTGAATAAATTCCTCTAAAAATCCTTTTACAAGAGTAATCAGACCATCAATAATCTTATTGAATACACACCCTATGGTATCAGTTGCCTGGACTTGAATTTCTTCTAGTACTGGTCTCTGGTTTGGAAATAGAAAATAAACAAAATCCTTTACAGCATTATTAAGTGCAGTAATGACTGTTCCACGTATTTTTTGAATTAATGATTTGATAAAACTTGCAACTAGATTTATAACCTTATTGATTTCTGATTTTATAATTCTAGTAGGAGCGGTTGATGCTCCAAAAAATGATGCTGAAGAAGCTCTAACTCTATTAATGACTGCTAGTAAATTTTTAATAATGATTTGAACAGTGTCCAATTCATTTTCTTTATTTTTATCAGCAACTTTAAGTGCTGTCGTTTCATTTCCAGCAAATGCTTGCATTGGATCAGAAATCGCAGCAATACTCACTGATGTTCCTTCTCTTACTGGTTTATCACTACCATTAGAAGAAAGTAATTGATCTTTTGCAGCAACTGGAATTGGACCAGAAAGACCATCGGTTCCAGTCCGTGCCATAAATCCTTCTTCTGGATCAGCACCTTCCAACACAATGTTGTCATTAGTTCCAATAGCACCCATAATGACGGGTTGCTGTGAATCTAGACCATCCTTATAAAATCCAAGTACAAAGTTTCCTTGTCTTAAATTGGGGGTTTGTCTACTTCCTGCTTGTCCAGATCCAGCAGTAACTGGATACAGAACTTCTGCCGTAGCAAGCAGTTCATCAGGAACTTCATCGTCGGTTTTAATTTTTGTTTGATTACCAAAAATTCTTACCTTATAACGATAACCCCATCCTTTGATGTCTGCTGGATCTTCATGCAGTTTGGGGTTAACGTTATCTCTCCAAGTTGAATCGTCAACAACTTGACCGATCCAAAAGTTAGCTCCTCCTGAACCAAATGATTGCTGATCAAAAAGTCTTGTCATCAGTCCTCGTAGATTCTACACTCGTCTGCTTCTGGGTTTGAATCACAATAAAGTTCAAGTGGAGTGGGATCGTGATGATCTCCTGCCTCAATATCTTCTTTATGATTCTTAACGTATGTTTCTAGTTCTTCTAGTTCACTCTCAATATGCCGACGTTGTTGCGGGGAAGTTTGAGGGTTATCAAGGATCTTTCTGTCCTTTTCAATATGGGATTCGATGTTTTCCATGTTTTTACCTATCGTAAGAGTCTCTTATAAGTACAAGTTTAGTTGCCGATCTTCTCGGTGTCAACTTATGACATAACTCTGATATCATATATAGTCCACTATTTGTATTCTCAGGTTTTGGTTTAGATGTCGAGGAAACTTCTGGGATATCTGCAAAGATTATATCACCGACGTTAAGACCAAGATTTGCAGCAATTGTAATCGTTACTTGAATAGTACATGCTTGTTGATATCTCATTGCTGCCTGTGTAGCAACATCATCCAATTCAAGATTTGGTTCTTTTGATTTTTTAAGTTGCTCCTCTAAGTGTGACCCTGGAGGTAAAGTACCAATATCCTGTGGATAATCTAAAAATCTTGATGGACTTTCTATAAAGATTGGATTGATTCTCTCGGCAATTCTTGTTTTTGCTACTGGTACAATTGCTCCTTCTTGTTCCCGAAATGTAAATGGATTTTCTTTATACCTTTGATCATATGGATTAAAATCAAATCTCTCTGTGTTGTAGGTTCCAAGTTTTAATTCATTCTGAAAATTTATATTATTATCAAATGTATAATCTAGTATCTTTGCATCATATCCACCGGGAATTCTATCAGTTGTTTCATTATAAATGCAACTAAATTTTGGATCTTGTGCAAAAAGTTCATCAAGTGCTTTAAACTGGTATCCAAAGTAATTTTCATAGAAAAAATAACCAGCAACCTGTCCTTTCTTAAATGGAACAGATTTTTTAGCAAGAGATATACACCAATAAAATGGTTTTTTATTCACTCCAAGAAAACTATAGTTATTTATCGTCTCATCTACAAATATATCTTTTCCGGTTTGTAAGTCTTCCCGTAAAATTTTTACAAGACTATCAGATATTTTTCCTTCATGTTTTTTTCTAACCCTTTTAGATTCATTCATCAAATATTCCATTGATACCATACTAATGCGGTATGTCTGAGTCTTAGTAGTATTACCCAATTCATCAAGAGTATCGATGTACATTTCTAATTCATATTCATTACCATAATTATCTGTAAATCCAACCTCAACTTTCTCACCACCTGCAAGTTTTAGGTCATCAAAGGTACTAGATATAGGAGCAAAATTTGGAAGGGCAGCAGCATCTACAACAGTTACAGACATTCTGATACTGACATCAAAGACGCTTTCTTCATAGTTCATTTCAGTAAGAAGTAATCTAATATCTGTTTCACCAGCAGTATTAGAAAAAACTAAAAATTTTGTTATGTTTGCACTTGATAGTGCATGATTGACTCCCATTTTTATCCTGCAAAAAGACTATCAGATACATTATTTACTCCACCACCACCAGCAGAACTCGTAGACCTAATAGGAATTGGTTTTGTCTTTGTTATAGTTCTCTCTGTAATTACTGGTTGAATTAGAACTCTAGTAGATTTTTTATCATAAGACATTTTTGTTTGAAGAGATCTGGAAATATTATTTTCATTCTTTTGAATAAGTCCACCACCCTGATAAGCAACGTGAACGTGATTCCAGTGTCCACTTGGTTCATTTACTTCGTGAAACAATTCTACCGGAGTTGCACCCTTACTTGAATTAAATTCTGAAATTGCAGCAAGAATTTGAGTTTGGTCATCAGTTCCAGTATAACCGTTTTTTCTATATGCATTTGGACCAAAACCACCAATATCAAGTGCCCTTGCTCCTTGAGATTCATAGTGTAGAGAATTTGGGGCATGACCACTCTCTTTTGGCCAAGGTGGATGTTCTGGGTGTTGGTGTGTTCCAGAACCCCAATCACCAAGACCCTTAAGGTCTAAGAATCTTCCAAGTTCACCAGCAAGTTTAGATCCATCACTTTTTGGTCTTGAAGAAGGATCTGCTGTCTGCATATTAGGAGCAGAACTTTGCGGTTGCTGTTGTGCCATCTGTGCCTGTTGTGCTTCTTCTTTCCTAGCACCTACTGCAGAGTTAAAAGTTTGACGAAGACTTTCAGCACTCTTTACTGGTTGACCATAGAAACTCTTACCACCTTTCTCGGAGGATGGTAAAGAAGCAAATTCTCGAGCAAGTTTATCAAGAACATTTGTACTTAACCCTTCTGCTGCCAAAAGTTCTGGAGTAACTCCTCTGAAACTAGCAATTCTATCCAAAATCATCTTATCTTGCATTTCTGGAGTGAATAAAGTGTCTCCAGAAAGTCCCATATTTCTTTGTATATCTCTCAATGTATCTGGCATAAACTGATATCTACCAGTCGCAGCAGATTCCCACCGACCACCTGTTGCATATCCAACATTTTTACCATTGAGTTTACCACTCATCATCATGGCATGAACTTGGTCAATAGTTAATTCACCTTTTTCCAACTCTGGAACAACTTTTCCTCCAAAAATAGTTCCATAACTCTTTGTTGTTCCCTCTGCAAAAGATATTGTGTCCAGAAGTGCCATTTGCTCAGGTGTCCCTACACCAGCTCCGCCACTACTTCCTGTAAAGGAACCAGATGCACCGGGACTGGTAGGATTAGTTGGATTTTCATTGTTTGATTTGGGTTTAAATAGACCAAATAATTTATCAAATATACTTTCTTGTTTTTTCCCCTCCTCTTCTTCTACTGCCGTTAAATCTAATCTTTGCAATTCTGTCTTTAGGAAATTACCCATATTGATTGCCTTGGCAGAATTATCTAAAGATTCTACGTCTGATATAAAGTCAACTTCACCGCCAGTTTCCATTTTTGTTGCAACTTGTGCAAGTTCTCCAGGAGAGGAAGCAATGCCGTCTATATTATCAAGAGTTGCAAAATTAATAAGATTTGCACCAATTGCATTAAATGTCCTGGAATCTGGTTTAATACCAAGTGCAATCCTAACAGCAGTTGCCATTGACTCACCAACAATAGGAATTTTTCTGAATTCATTTCCCAATTTAGTAAGTGCAATAATACCTGAAGGTTTGTAGAGTGATTTTATCTTTTCTCCAGTTTTACCACTACCCTTCAATGTAGCACCAACATCTTTAATAGAAAGTTCTGGAGATTTAATTGTTGGAATAATTTTATCAGATTTTAATTTCTTTTCTTTCTCTTCCGCAGTTAATCCAACAGTACCACCCTCTTCTTTCTTTTCTACTTCATTTTTCTTATCAAAATCAAATACATTAAATGTCAGCGCATCAGCAATACCACGTCCTACTCTCTGTGTTACTTTTGCTACATTGGTGACAGTATTAGTAACACCTTCGGTAATATTTTTTACTGCATCGGTTGAACCTTTCCAAACATCACCAAGTCCACTTGGCATACTATCAAAGAAAGATCCTGGGAACATTGATTTGCCCAGATGTGCTGTGAAGAATGGAAGTCCAAGACCAGGAATAAACATTGACAGGTCTGGGAATGCTGTCAACCTTCCATCTTCCATATAAGGTTGAAGGAAAGGAATCCATCCTAAAAGTTTACCAAGAGTTGTTTGAATTCCAAACCCCTTTGGAATTCCTATGCTTGGGAAGTTTCCTATAAATCTTGAGAAGATACCACCAATAAAGTCCTTGATGAACTGAACCGAACTACCAATCGCATTTATTGCAAAATTAAATATTGACTTTGCAACATTACCACCCATCTTTAGGAGATCCCAAAGAAGACCACCAGGATTTAAAAGGTAAGTTACAAATTTCAGTGCGCCGCCGCCTATAGTCTTGATAAGATTAAACAATCCACCAACTATAAACTTAATTGCACCCGCTCCGCCTTTCAATGCATCAAATAATAGTCCACCGGGATTTAGAAGGTAAGTTACAAATTTCAGTGTACCACCACCTATACTCTTGATAAGATTAAACAATCCACCAACTATAAACTTAATTGCACCCGCTCCGCCTTTCAATGCATCAAATAATAGTCCACCGGGATTTAGAAGGTAACCAACAAACTTTAATAAACCGCCACCCACATTTTTCAGTAAGGTAAATAATCCTCCACCAAATATCCAGTCAAAGATTGCCTTGGCACCTTTACCCACTCCAGTGAATATTCCCAGAATATCTTTTCCGAGTTTAGCACCAGCAGCTCCAATACCTCCACCAAAGAATAACGTTCCTAGTAAATCACCAACATACTCACCAATAAAACCACCAAGAATTGTTCCCACAACAGGAACAGGAATAAGTGATCCAAGAGCACCACCAAGAACAGTTCCGATTCCACTGAATATTGCTTTTCCAGGCGATTCTCCACTCATTAATGAGATAACCGCACTAATAATACCACCAATAACAGGAACTTTGATAAACTTACCAATCTTTCCTAATGTTGCAAGTGCTTTGATTCCACCTTTTCCACCGATCTTATCAGCAACAGCAGTAGCACCTTTTCTGAAAGTATTTGTAACTCCAGACCTACCATACTTGCCGCCAAGACTCTTTACAGCATCCTTTCCAAATCTCTTTTCTGCAGCATCTCTTCCAAATCTATCAAAATATTTTCTTGCCGAACGAGAAGTAGTTGTTCTTTGTCTTCCCTTACCTCTACCAGAGATTGGTGTGGGTCCTTTACGACCTTTTCCAATACCAGTTTTTCTACCTTCACCAAAGTCTGGACCATCTCCTGCACGAGCAGCAGCTAGACCAGCAACAATTGCTAAGTTTGCAAAAAGAGTAAATGCGCCACTGAACTTATCAAAAACCTTAGCAGCATCTTCGCCACCAATATTCTTAATAAACCCTGCGGTTGCATCATATGCCTTGTATCCCCAGTCAATGAATGTTACAAGACCGTTCAGTATAACACCAGCAAAATCAGTAATAAAGTTTACTACAGGAGCGATGAATTTTGCTAACTCAATTAATTTTGGTAATAGTGGAATAAGTCTAACTGCAATAAATCCCAGTACGATAGATGTTAGATAATTCTTAATACCTTCAAATATATTACTAAAAGGTGCTTTTACTTTTTCTTTTGCCTTTCCAAGTATTCCACTACTGCCACCCTTTTCATACCCCTCTTCCTTTTTACTTCTTCTTGCATTTTCTCTTGATTTTCTTAACTTTGCTGCTTCTTTCTTTCTTTGTGCAAAAGAACTTTTAAGAAGTTTGTCTATTTCAAGAGTTTTGTTCTTGATATACTCTACATCTTCTTCGAGAGTACTCTTTCCAGATACAGGAGTAGATTGTGGTTCAGTCGTTGATTGACTATCAGAAACGTTAATCGTTGCAGGAATGAGAGTTGTTGATGGACGAACAATAATTGCAGATGGTTCGTTATCTTCAACCCGAGTTTCTTTATTTTTCTTTCCTTTTATTCCTAATAATTTACGACCAACATTAGCAGTTCTAGCAAGTCTAGAACCTCCACTAAGTAATTTTGATCCGCCTGATAGTATTGCTGGTAATGCCATTTTTTAAACTAGTCCGTACATAATTCTTGCTTGTCTTCTTGCAGCATTATCAGAGATTGTTACACCTGGAATATCAGATCCACGTCCTCCCCCTTGATCACTACCACCACCAGAGGATTGTATAATTGCTGGGAGAGTATCAATCATTGACATATCATCCATTACTGGTTGCTCAACTGCCAATGATGGTTTTGATATCGCACCAAGTTTTGCTGCGGTGGAGTTGCTATCTGTTCTAGCAACTAAAGAATCAAGTGCTCTAGGACCACCAAGTCTCATTACAGTATCAAAAGGCAATACATACTCACCAGGTTGTGCCTTAATGAGTTGCCTATCAGCAGTTGCACCTTCTATATCTATCCCAGAATTTTCTTTGACTTCTCCAATTTGGAATGGATTCTTCATTCCAGACAAGTCCATTCTTGGTATATTCAAATTTAAATCTTTTCCAGAATTTTCTTTGACTTCTCCAATTTGGAATGGATTCTTCATTCCAGACAAGTCCATTCTTGGTATATTCAAATTTAAATCTTTTCCAAGAGGAGATATAGATTTATTTTTTGCATTTCCATATAATTTTGCTGTTACTGCCGCAACTTGACCTAATCTTTGAACTTCATCTTCAGGAATTCCTTCTGCTCTTGCTTTTTCTTTTGCTGCTTTTGCTGCTGCAAACACGAGAGGGAATGAGGCACCCGTCTTTGTAGGATCAAGGAAACTATTCAGCGTCTTAATATCCATTTTTTCAATTTCTGCAACAGTTGGTTTTTTAGCATCTTCAGTTTTTTTCTTGACATCTCCACCTGGAACTAAGCTTTCTGTTGGAGATGACGTAACTTTTGACCCTACTTGAGCAAGAGATGAAGACTGAGGTGAAGATGATTTTTCTTCTTTTTTCATCGGAGTATCTTTGGCACCTCTAGTTGCCATCATTGCTGCTTTAACTTCTTCCACCGTATGCAATGCTCTATTTCCACTTCCATAATAACTATTTCCCGTATTTGGGTCTGGTAAGGAAGCCCACTCTCTTGCCATTTCTAGCATTGCGCCATTCAAATCGTCGTGCTTTCCAGTTAGATATTCATATGCATATGGTCTTTTATATTGAATCAATGAAATGCCAAGCTTATCTTGATTTGCTTCATTAAACTTATCATCCTTACTTAAACCTGAAGCCTTTAATGCAAACTTCATCGTTTCTGGAATGATTTGGTATCTACCAGCAGCAAATAATCTACCAGACGCTTGATTTTCCATAACTTCTCCAATGGTCATGTCTGGAAGATTCTTTCCTAAGATTGATGATGAATTATTAGTACTTCCGACAATTCTTCCTCCCCTGGTTCCTTGATTCATAGAATTGTAACCACCTTCACCTTTGGATATAAAATCTAATAATGGACCAAATTTGCCTCCGCCAGACCCACCACCCGATCCACTGCTAGATCCTCCAGTAGTGGCACTGGCACTTCCAGTGGCACCAGAAGAAGATGAACTTGGAACTAAACTTTCCGTGGGTGTTGAAGTAACCTTTGATCCTGTTTGTGCATTTGAAGCACCACCACCTAGTTTTGGTTTTGAAGAAATTTTAGGTTTAGATGGTGCAGGTGTAGGTGTAGGTATAGAAGAAGTAATGGGGGCAATTGGTTGTACCGTTTGAATTGGAATCGCCTGCCTTGCATCTCCAACTTTACCAGCACTAGAACTTGAAGATGTTGATGATACCACATTATCAGAACTTTTTTGTCCAGGAATGCAATTAATAATCTCACATACTCTTTTAACACAAGTATCAATAATATAATTGATTGTTTCTTGTGGAATTTGAATGGTATCTTGAGTTTCTTTGTTTGATTTATCCAACCCAAATATGGATCCCAGTCTTCCTATAAGTTTACCAAAAAATCCTTTTTGTTCTGGTTTGTCATCATCCATACTAGATGCATTTGTTTTTGCTCCGGGAACAATTTGAGTTTTTGGAGCAATTGATGTTGTTTTTTCAATTTCTTTTTCTTGATATTCTGGTGATGATGTTCTTATATTTTCCCCAGAAGATTCTTTATTAAGATCAGTTTCTCTTTCATCCAATAGTCTTTTATTTTCTACATTAGATGCACTATCTCCTTCCTTTTTATAATCTTCGCTTGGTTTGCCACCACCAACCATACCACCAGAAGAGAAAGCAGGAAGAACATGTCCTCCGCCAGATGCTGCTTGAACCTTTGCAGTCTTTGGTTTGTTTGCACCAGGACCACCAAATAATCTGTTGAGTCCTAGGAAGTGATCTGCACCAACAGCATTTACAGTTTCTCGATTAACAACAATCTCACCAGGACGTGCAGCAATCATCTGTGTATCAGGACCTGCTCCACTTATCTTCTCACCAGTTCCACTACTAATAGTATCAAAGTAGTTTGGACCCATAGCAGTTGCTGCTTCCTTGTTGATGACGACATCTCCAGGTCTTGCAGAAATTAATTGAGTATCAACACCAGCACCTTTAACATCAGTTCCACTATTTCCAGTAATATCCCTTGCAGGATCCTTACCAAAATTCATAATATTATCCATACCAAATGCACCCATCTTGATAAGAGGATTCATCATTAAGGTATCGGTAATACCTTTATTATCCATAAATCCCTTAATGCCACTAAACATCTTCATGTTTTTGTTTAGCAGTCCACTTGCAATTTGCATTCCAGGTTGATTTGCAAGGTAACCACTGATACCCTTTTCATCTAGGAATCCTTTAACATTACCATAAAGACCGCCAGCTGCATCCATTGCAGTATTACCGAGTCCCTTTTCTTTAATATTTCCTAATACTTCTTCTCCTTTTCCAAGTCCAAAGGCACCCATCTTAGCAAGAGGATGCATCATTGCAACATCTTTTATAGTGCCACCCAACCCCTTTTCTTTGACTGATGAACCAAAGGACATAGCACCTTTAATTGCCATTCCACTTGGCGTCATACCAAGAAGATTTAATAAAGGATTATCTTTTTTCTTATCTCCTTGCTGTGATTGTTGTACCTTCTGCTCTTTTGGTAAATTTGAATCATCACCTTTAAATGGAACTAAACCACCAGCAGCAAATCCAAGCATATCTCCACTGATTGGAGCACCTGTTGTTCCACCAAAATCTTGAGTATCTTCTAGTTGCGTCTTTCCTTCCTTTGCTCTCTCTGGATCATTTGATGGTGTTTCCGACTGCATCATACCACCAATAGCAGCACCACCAATAATCGCAGTTGCTGCGGCAGCAATCGGATTCTTTCGAATAACCTTGTATAGTTTTGGTATTGCAAACTTAAGAAGTCTCGCAGTCATCTTAGTGACCGAGAAAACCATACTAGAAATAAATCTACCTAAAGAGTTACCAAAGAGCAAATATGCACCAATAAGTGCAGGCCAGAAATCTTTTAGGAATCTACCAATACTTTCAACCTTAGACTTATTATCTGGATCACTGAACCAGTTTATCAATTTAGTAATTGCTCTTCCCAACAGAATAGCAGTCAAATAATTTATGATTCCATCCAGAATATTGCTGAATGGTTTTACTGTTTTTTCAAATGCTTTTTTGAACTTTTTATCTTTCTTTGCTTCATATCTGTCTTCTTTCTTACTACGTTTCTGATTTTCAAAAGACTTTCTTTCTTTCTCTACTTGTTTTCCAAGGAACTTGTTTTGCTCAGTGAGAGTTTTAAAGATAGAATCAACAGTCTTACGAATAATACTTACATTCTTTTCAAGACTACTGTTGACTTTTTTCTCCTTCTTTTTGGAGTCTTTTGCAACTTTTTCCTTCTGAGTATCAGTTTTTGATTCCGGTTCTGGTTCTACGTTTTGCTTCTGTTCCTCGGGTTTTCTGATAGTAAGAGATGAAACTTCCGTTCCAGGAAGCATCCTAGTACTTGGAATAGACGAAGGTGGAGCACCTGACCCACCATTACTTCCAGAACCACCACCAGTCTGAGTTTTTGGTTTTTCATCTACACCTAAGAAGTTATATACAAAGTTCTTAAATGCAACCTTATTACTTCTAATCTTAAATGCTTTCTTTCTTTGTTCTGGTGTTAATTTCTCACCACCAATCGTCCCATCTTCTGTAATTTCTTGACGAATCTCATCAAGATTTTCATCTATATTTTCTTCATTATAATTTACTTGTCCACCAGAAGCAAAAGAACTTATAAAGTTAATAAATCCACCACCAGATGCTGCTTGTACTTTTGCCTCTTTGGGTTTATTGGAATCAGAACCACCAAATACTTTATTGAGATTTAAGAAATAATCTGCTCCAACTGAATTAACAGTTTCTTTGTTGATTACAACTTCACCTGGTTGAGCAGCAATGAGTTGAGTATCAACACCTGCACCCGTAATGTCCTTACCACTCTCTGTTGTTATTTTACCACCAGAGAAGAATTGCTTTAAATTGATTTTTAAAGAACGATTCTTTGAACTAGAGACACCAGAAGCACCATTTACTCCAGATATACCATCTATGCCAGATGCACCAGAGATACCCGAAGTACCATCCACACCAGAGATACCTGAAGTACCATCTACACCAGAGATACCTGAAATACCATCCACACCAGAAGTGCCAGGAGCACCTAGAAGATCAGAAATACTATAAACACCATCTATAACATCAACACCTGAGGCACCATCTATACCGGATGCACCATCTATACCATCAACACCTGAGACACCTGAAGTACCATCAACACCAGAAACACCTGAAGTACCAGAAACACCTGAAGTACCATCAACACCTGAGACACCTGAAGTACCAGATATACCATCAACACCAGAAGTACCATCAACACCAGAGGCACCAGGAAGACCTAGAGACTTGATAAAACCAGAAGTACCATCAACACCCGAAGTACCAGGAAGACCTAGAGACTTGATAAAACCAGAAGTACCAGATATACCATCAACACCTGAGACACCTGAAGTACCTGAAGTACCATCAACACCCGAAGTACCATCAACACCTGAAACACCTGAAGTACCTGAAGTACCATCAACACCAGAGGCACCAGGAAGACCTAGAGACTTGATAAAACCAGAAGTACCAGATATACCATCAACACCAGAAACACCTGAAGTACCATCAACACCTGAAGTACCAGAAACACCAGAGACACCTGAAGTACCATCAACACCTGAAGTACCAGAAACACCAGAGACACCTGAAGTACCATCAAGACCAGAAACACCAGGAAGACCTAGAGACTTGATAAAACCAGAAGTACCAGATATACCATCAACACCTGAAGTACCAGAAACACCAGAGACACCTGAAGTACCATCAACACCTGAAGTACCAGAAACACCAGAGACACCTGAAGTACCATCTACTCCTAATAGAGAATTTAAGAATCTAGAAACACGATCTATACCCGAAATACCAACACCCTTAATATCTTTACCACTTTCTATGGTTACTTTTCCACCAGTGAAAAATTGTTTTAAATCAATCTTTGATGGACGATTGGGCGTATTAGATACTTCAGAAATACCATCTACACCTGAAGTACCAGATATACCATCAACACCAGAAGTACCATCAACACCTGAGACGCCTGAAGTACCAGAGACACCTGAAGTACCAGAAACACCTGAAGTACCAGATATACCATCAACACCAGAAGTACCATCAACACCTGAGACACCTGAAGTACCAGAAACACCTGAAGTACCAGAAACACCTGAAGTACCAGAAACACCTGAAGTACCAGAGACACCTGAAGTACCAGAAACACCTGAAGTACCAGAAACACCTGAAGTACCAGAGACACCTGAAGTACCAGATATACCATCAACACCAGAAGTACCATCAACACCTGAGACGCCTGAAGTACCAGAAACACCAGAGGCACCAGGAAGACCTAGAGACTTGATAAAACCAGAAGTACCAGATATACCATCAACACCAGAGGCACCAGGAAGACCTAGAGACTTGATAAAACCAGAAGTACCAGATATACCATCAACACCAGAAGCACCTGAAGTGCCTGAAGTACCAGAGACTCCATCAATACCTTTAGTGCTCTTACCACTCTCGGTTGTTATTTTTCCACCGGAGAAGAATTGCTTTAAATTTATTTTTAAAGAACGATTCTTTGAACTAGAGACCCCAGAAGCACCATTTACTCCAGATATACCATTTACTCCAGATATACCATCTATGCCAGATGCACCAGAGATACCTGATATACCATCTACTCCAGATATACCATTTACTCCAGATATACCATCTATGCCAGATGCACCAGAGATACCTGAAATACCATCTACTCCAGAAGTGCCAGGAGCACCTAGAAGATCAGAAATACTATAAACACCATCTATAACATCAACACCTGAGACACCATCTATACCATCTATACCATCTATACCATCTATACCATCAACACCAGAGACACCTGAAGTACCTGAAGTACCATAAACACCCGAAGTACCATCAACACCTGAAACACCTGAAGTACCTGAAGTACCATCAACACCTGAGACACCAGGAAGACCTAAAAACTTGATAAAACCAGAAGTACCGTCAACACCAGAGACACCAGAAATACCAGATATACCATCAACACCTGAGACACCTGAGACACCTGAAGTACCAGAGGCACCGTCAACACCAGAGACACCAGGAAGACCTAAAAACTTGATAAAACCAGAAGTACCGTCAACACCAGAGACACCAGAAGTGCCAGATATACCATCAACACCAGAGGCACCAGGAAGACCTAAAGACTTGATAAAACCAGAAGTACCATCAACACCAGAAGTACCATCAACACCAGAGACACCTGAAGTACCATCAACACCTGAAACACCTGAAGTACCATCAACACCGGAAACACCTGAAGTACCTGAAGTACCATCAACACCAGAAGTACCATCAACACCAGAAGTACCATCAACACCAGAGACACCTGAAGTACCAGAGGCACCAGGAAGACCTAAAGACTTGATAAAACCGGAAGTACCATCAACACCTGAGACACCTGAAGTACCAGATATACCATCAACACCAGAAGTACCATCAACACCAGAGACACCTGAAGTACCAGAGGCACCGTCAACACCAGAGGCACCAGGAAGACCTAAAGACTTGATAAAACCAGAAGTACCATCAACACCTGAGACACCTGAAGTACCAGAGACACCTGAAGTACCAGAGACACCTGAAGTACCAGAGACACCTGAAGTACCAGAGGCACCAGGAAGACCTAAAGACTTGATAAAACCAGAAGTACCATCAATACCAGATATACCATCAATACCAGATACTCCCAATAAGGAATTTAAGAATCTAGAACCACGATCTACATTCGAAATACCAACATCATTAATATCTTTACCACTCTCGGTTGTTACTTTACCACCAGAGAAGAATTGTTTTAGATCAATCTTTGGAACATCACCTACTCTTCTTGAGTAGATTCCATTTGGAGTAATATTCTCAATGGAGTATTTCTGTACTGGAGCAATTATATACTCCGATTCTCTTGGGTAGTTGCTGATGGGTGATACATCATACCCTTTATTTGACTCAGTTCTTAAGACAACATTTGTCTGATTTTGTTTTATGAACTGGTCTCCTGTTGGGCTTTTATACTCTCCTTTACTCCAGGAACCAAAACCCTTCTCTTCAAAGGTATCTCCGGGTTGTAATTGGGAGATTGTATCTGCATAATCTCCACTGATAACTCTATGAAGTTCAACAGTCTCGCTTTCACTACTGGTTAATTCTTTAAGAGCACCCTGTAAGTTTTCTGTGAAGAATTTTATATCTTCTTTGTCTTCGCCAGAATAGTCACCAGTTCTCAATAACTGATTTACTTTCTGGTAAATTTTTGTTTTATCTTCAGTATATGCAAATATTGATGCTAGTTTTTCTGGAGATAGTTGTTGAAATGGTTGATACTTGGACTTTGCTGCATCCTTCCAGGATTGAGGATATGTGGAAGGAACAAATGATCTTTGCTTAATATACTCATTTACAATGGTATTGTAGTTTTTTACTACCTCTACAAGACCACCACTACTGAAAGTCTTGTAAATGTTATTGTAAACATTACCAATTGGATTTTGCTTTTCTTCCTGCCTTTCTTCATCATAGATGAATGGTAGAGCAAGATCAGAAATATTTAATCTACCAATCGGTGTTATATTATCTACACTACCTACACTTTCCCCTTTATCTTTCTGATTTTCTAAAAATGATCTTTTTAGAGAAGAAAAGAGGCCAAAAAACTTATCTGGGTTGAATTTCTCTCCTCTGATAGTTTTTCTAATTTTTGGGGGACGACCTCTATACTTCTTTGCCATTAGAACGATTAGTGCCTAGCGTGTTCTTGCTTCATTTTTTCTTCTTCAATATGATTCTTGAGGAATGTAACGTAAATATCACGTTCCCATGGAATCAAGTTTTCAATCTCAGTCAAAGAATATTTATGGAACTGCATCAAAGAGAAATTTAACTCATAATAGTTCATAAGATCTATATGAATCATCCCTATGCGAAAAAACTTGCCAGTCCCTCCAATACAACCATACTGCTTTTTCCAGTCTTTGGATTCTTCACTTTGATTTCATGACTAAGTTTTGGCATAGTTTCAAAGAATGATTCAATGCCTTTGAACTGAGTTGAGTTCATTGACTCCAAAAAGTCAACAATCTCTTGCTTAGTGCAATCTTCTGCTGCCCAAACTTCTTCTGCTGTGTAAATTTTATCAATACAAGAAGCAATAAGTTCAAAAGATTGATTCATCTGACTTCCGCCTTTGAGATCAAAATTACTCTTTACAAATTGCTCCAAAGATGGATACTTCATTTCAATCATAATACTATCATCAACCTTGATCTTATTGCTATGCTTCGGATCTTTTTTAACTTGAATTTCTTCTAAGTCAATGCTGACTGGTACTTGAGTTTCGTTATCATCTGGACAAATAATATTAACCTCAACTTCTTCTCCAACTGACTTTCCTCTAATATTAAGGAAGAGATACTCAATATCAAAAGTTGGTAGATCTTCAACCTTAATTCCTTTTGTTTGAATGCAGTTTTTGATAACAGTTTTAACTGCTTTCGTAATTTCTTTAGTATCTTCACTTTCCATTGCAAGAACGAGTAACTTCTCCTCCCTCACAAGAAAAGGTCTAAAGTCAATTAATTGTTCAGTTGATGGCAAAGTCAACTCATAAGATGGGGTTACAATCTGGGGTAAAGGCATAATTTTTTATGATTAATAATTCATTCCGTAATATTTATAGATCATTGAAAGGCATTTAAATTAGGATCAAAGTTCGGATTACGCCCTCTTTGTTCTGCAGAAAAAACACCATTTAATACTCGCTCAACATCAGCAGCACCGAGATTAATATCACCAGTATTTGCAGAAACAGTTTGCAATATAGTACCATCGCTAAGTCTAATGTTACCTCCTCTGCGTCTTTCATCTCTTGGTGCATTATCTCTTGGTATTGTTGCGGTTGATCCTTTATAAGGAACAACACGAATCAGATATCTTGTAAAGGTAAAGTTGACCGTTACTTTTAAAAGTTGAGATGAATCGTAACTCACCGGAATCGAGTTTATTGATGTTGGATATGCATCAACAAATCTATACTCTGTATACACTCCTTTCTTTTCATAATCTTTTTCAAATTTGTTTATAATAATTGCTGGAGATACATATTCAGATCTAAATCTCATTCTATGAACGAAATCGGATCGTAGATTAGGTCCATAAGATGATATTACTGGGTTACGTACCAATGGTTCCCCAGAAATAAAACGAATCCAGTCCTCAAAAAAGAAAATATTTTTATGATCAACATTCACATAAAAACTAAAACTAGCAGTGTCATCAAATGATTTTCGATATGCAATTTTTTCAGTTACACCAATATAATCATCCTTTGCTTCATGCGTCAACAAAGAAGATCCTGGAAGTGCTGCTTCAAAACACGCCAAGTTAAGAACATCCTGCTCAAAATCATTCAAACTCGGTTTACTCTCAAAGATATCGGTTATATTTGCCAATATCGAAGGAGGGGGAGGATATATCTCGACAGAATACTGCGATGTTAGTGAAAGATTAAGTAATTTTGTTTTAACCTCGCTCATCATACGAGCAACTGGTTTAACCGGCATCTAAATACTACTGAACCACTTATTATATGTAGTCAATGAGTAGAGATGGTAAATTCAGGCAGGGTAGATTCAATCCACAAAATCCTGAAAAGTACCTAGGAGATGTTCGCAATATCATTTATAGGAGTTCATGGGAACTAAGATTTTTAAGATGGTGTGATCAGAATGCAAATATTATAGAATATGGTTCGGAAGAATTCTTCATCCCATACATATCTCCAGTAGACAATCGGATTCATCGGTATTATCCTGATTTTATAATTAAAGTACGACACAAAGATAAGTCCATAAAAAGATATGTGGTTGAAGTGAAACCAGACAAACAAACACGTCCCCCTAAACAAGGAAAACGTGTTACAAAATCTTTCATTTATGAAACAAAAACTTATGCTGTAAATCAAGCAAAATGGAAAGCAGCACAAGAATGGTGTAAGGATAGATTATTAGAATTCAAAATCATTACAGAAAAAGAACTAGGTATCAAGTAATGTCTGAGCGTTTCGATTTACTCTCTGAAAGAATTGATAGGTTATTAGATCCTGACGACATTATGTTAGAGATTATAGATGTTTACAACGATACTGAGTTAATACCCGAACCAGGTAAACACTATACATTTGTCTATAGTCCCAAAACACCTGGAATCATTTACGATGAATTTCCTCTCGTAGCAGTCTTTTCCGTTGAAAAATGGGGATTTAAGGGTCTCAATTTTCATTGGGGAGCAATGAGAAACTATACTTGGGCAGAGGTAGTAGGATATCTGCATATTATACCAAATGAAGATGCTGGTAGATTGAGAGCAGTTCCATACCGAAACTTCAAAACCTCCCTATAAATAAAAGAAAAATCTCACAATAGATGGAAAATTTCAGATATCCATTATCACCAGGTCAAGGTGATTTTATTATGTTTATAGCTAGAAAATATGAAGGTGGTGGGGTTGAATTTGGTGATAATGGTCTTACGACTAAGCGTCTTGGTGTTGAAGTTGCAAATATAGTTCTACCTATTCAATCATCAATTACCGACTCAAATGGTGTTGATTGGAAAGATGATAGATTAGATCCTCTTAGAGCAGGAGCAGCAGATATTGCCTCAGCTGCTGTTGAAGGAGAAGGAAACGAGTTTCAAGGGAAAATAGGAAAAGTTTCGGAGTTTCTTAAGAAGAATAAAGAAACTATAGGAAATGCAGTTGGAACAAAACTTATTGAATCGGCATTAGGTGTGAATTTACTCCAAAGATTTAGTGGTAAAGTAATAAATCCAAATCTTGAGTTGCTATTTAATGGTCCTACGTTGAGAAATTTTACTTTTACATTCTTTATGGTTGCAAGAGAACCAAGAGAAGCAGAACAAATAAAAGGGATTATAAAAGCATTCAAAAAAAGTATGGCTGCTAAATCAGGTGGCGGAGCATTTCTAGAAGCACCAGATATTTTTGAAATTAAATATATGGATGGAGATACCGGTCAACTTCATAATTCATTGAATAGAATCAAAGCATCGGCATTGCAAAATATGAATGTTGATTACACTCCTGCTGGAACATACAGCACATTTGCTGATGCTAATAAAACAATGACTGCATATAGAATGACATTACAGTTTGGAGAACTTGATCCAATCTATGATACAGATTATGATGATCACCCAATCGGATTCTAAACATGTCATTTTACTTCAGATCTGTTCCTGACATTGATTATGTCAATCGCTTTCCGAATGCAAAGATTTCGGAATATATTCGGTCAAAAAATCTTTTTACAAGAGTCAAAATCAGAGATGAGATTTTTCAAAATCTTATGTATTTTGAAAAATATAACGTTATAGGTGATGAAAGACCAGATAATGTTGCTCAAAAGTTTTATGGAGACCCAACATTTGATTGGGTAGTTTTTCTAGCAAATAATATTGTAAATGTCTATGATGAATGGCCATTAAGTCAACAATCATTCGATAATTTCCTTACTGAGAAATATGGAACTAATGATAAGATAAATCAAGTTCGTTTTTATGAATCTAAAGAGGTTTTAACTTCTAATGGAATAACAATATTGGAAAAAGGTCTTATTGTTCCATCAAACTATTCTGTTACCTTTTTTGATGCTGCTCTTGGAAGAGAAGTTATAAAAACTAATATTACCAATGCAGTTACAAATTATGAATTTGAATCAAGAATAAATGATGCAAAAACAAATATCTTTGTAATCAAACCAGATTTTCTTCAGTTGGTTGTTGATGATGTTGTAAGAGCAATTGAATACAAAAAAGGTTCCACTCAGTTTGTGAGCAGAACCTTGAAGAAGACGGATAATATTAGATTGTTTCAGTAATTAACCATCTGCAAGTTTTTGGAAATATGACAGAGTGTCGTCATCATCGTCGTCACTTGAACTTGAACTCGACAGGGAACTGAGTTTTTGACTCAATTCTTCGGGAAGTTCAGACTCTTGTGAACTTTTGAAACTTGGAGTAAAAGAAGTTTCTTCACCACGATTCTCACGACGGAACTGCTCTTCCTGTTCAACGGTCTCTTGATCTTGAAAACGAGGTGTTCCCTTAGTGCCGAGAACATAATCAAGACGCTTCTTCAGGTCATCATAAGACTTGAATTGATCGGGGGCAGTCAGTGCAGTCAGAGAGTACTCTTTCTTCCATAGTGCCTCAAGAGCATCATCGTCATCCAGTAGGGCACTAGGACGATCAAACTCAGAGGAGTCATAGTTCCAGTAACCTGCAACCTTCTTCAGTTTCAGTTTGAAGTTAGCACCCTGCCAGAAGTCAAAGGGGTTGATAGGGTCTTCGTCTTCAAACTCAGGTTGCATTGCTTCCATGATCTTATCAAAGATCTTCTTACCGAACTTATAAAGAAAGACACCACCTTCGTTCTCAGGGTTTGCTTTATCTTGAACAACGTAGATATTAGAGTAGTAAGACAGTTTACGCTTTTGCTTACGCACGATTTCTTTGTTTGCCTCAGTTCCAGTATTCCAGAGTTCACGATTGTACTCGGACACGGGATCTTTACCACCAGTAGTGGTCAGAGAGTTCTCAATATACCAACCACCAGGTCCCTGGAAGGCATGTGAGTACATCTTTGCCCAAGGGAGATCTTCACCATCAGGGGCAGGCAAGAAACGGATAACGGCATAACCATTACCGGTCTTATCCATTTCAGGTTTCCACAGGCGATCATCAACACCAGAGGAAGTAGTATTCATCTTCTCAACTTCCTTAACCAGTTTAGAAGTCAGGGAACCAAGAGAGGATTGCTTTTTAAGATTTGCGAAAGACATAGGATTCTTTGTGTTTGTACGTATTTGGCTTGTGTGTACCCCGTTACTATAGCAGGATTATGCACCCTTGTCAATCTGGTCACGCATGGTGACGATCAACTTACCCATATTAGCAAAGACTTGGTTAATATCAACATCTCTTGACATTCCCATATCCCTTGCAGAATTGGCAATATTTTCTTTCATTTGAATTGCTTCTGGATCATTGGAAAGAGACAAACGAGTATACATAACTCTTTGCTTTTCAATGAGTTTTTCCAGAAGATTTACATGTTCGATCTTTTCTTCCTTCGTCATAGAGGGAAATTTGAACACATTCTCATAAACTTCTTCTTGAAGTTCCGTAATTTCAGCAATTTCATTTTGAACTACTGAAGAATCAAAAAAAGTCATTTTGCCCCTATAACAAAGTTTTTTAAAATATCGGTATAACGTTGTACGTCTATATTTAGGAATGGTTTATATTTTTTCATTCTTCTTGATACTAATACCCAAACCGGATCATCGAGTATTTTATCGTATTCCTTCGAAAAAGAGAGAATACTGTTTAATATCATAAACGACTCAAATGATATATTTGACTGTAAGTACTCTTTGAATATTTGTGGATGTCTACCGTTTTTAATCATAAACATCTTATCAAAATCTTTGACACTAAAAATTGATTCAGTCTCTTCCTTGAAAGTATAAGTTAAAGACTGAATTCTCTTTTTCCATGCCACATAGTTATCATCTCCATTTTTGATGATTTCACCAATCCACATTTGGTCTGGATCATCACATGATGCAAAATTTGCTACAAAAAAATCTTCAATTTCCCTATCTGGTTTTTGTCTTGATAGTTTCTCAAACCAGTAACGATCTCTTCTTTTATAAAAGGATTGTAATGATGCACGACTCTTTCCATGATATTTGTGGTAGTCATAATTGTCCTTGCAAAAATGCTGTTTCATTGCAAGGTATGTCTTATAACACTCAAAGGGAGACATTTTAAAAAAAGTAATAGGGGCGATTTTTGGCCAGAGATTTTTTTCCGACTTTTTTGGAATTAAAGGGGCAATTTCGCACGGGAGGATCGCTTCAAGTAGTTTAACTTGATTGCCTCGCCACGAATCTTTTCTTTCAGTGGTTTTGAAATTAATTTTGGTACAGATTCTAAGTCCAAGTTATTCTTCTCACAAAAATGTAGAATAGCATCGATGTAAGTTAAGTTCTTATCATCTTGAACTAGTTTTTCTATCTCTTGTGCGAATCTTGACGGACAATAGAATTTGTCTTCTAGTGCTTTTTCAAGTTCTTTTTCCATAGGTTTCCAGTTTGTGTTCCACAAACTCTCTAATGTACTGTGCGAGTAATTTAATGTACTTGCCTTTATCATATTCTTCATAGACTACACATTCTCCATTTTCACATGCCATTAAGATGACGAATTTTTTCACAGCAATACCAGTCAATTCATATAACATGCACGCATATGCTGCACATTGAATGAAATAACCATCAATCCACTCTCTTGGTTTTGGTTTTTTGGATGTCTTAAAATCAATGATAGCAAGTTCGCCATTGTACTCAGCAATACAATCAACTGTTCCTGCTACACCCAGTTGTTGACTGTATAATGATTGCTCAAGTGCATGAATATTATCAATTTTATTGATCTCATCCTTGGCAATAAGGAATAAAAACTCAGAGAGTGGTTGTACTAGTCCGGTTTTAAAGTTTATATTGTTGAGATGATTTTCGGTCAGAGTATGAAAGTCTGTTCCACGACTAGTTGCTTTTCTTGTGATCGAATTTGCCTTTTCTTCACCAATTTTCTTTCTCCACTTAGCAAAGAAATCTTTGTTGTGGTGACTAATAACAGAGGTGATGGATACTAACCTGAAAACTTCATTACTATCTGGATCGGGAACTTTGTAATAACGAACGCCGTCAATAGTTTCCCTGTCGAGAGAAGGGATCTCACAAATCACATGATTAAAATTCATAGTTACACAGTTTCACTTTTGGCGAGAAGATATTCTTTAACAATACCAGATCTTACAATATCATTGATATCAAATTCTATTATATCAAAAGATTGCATTCTACGCAAAATTTTAAGAAAATCTACGATACCATTCCTCTCATTGGTTTTTATGAGATCAGTTTGAGATCCATCTCCACAGAACATAATCTTACAATTCTCACCAACACGAGTAATGATAGAATCAAGTTCATGAAAATTCAAATTCTGAAATTCATCAACGATAATGATTGAATTGTCTACTGTTGTTCCACGAAGAAATGATGTGCTCCAGAACTTGATAGTCTCTTGAGTTTTGAGATTACCATATAGCATTTCAAAGTCTGCATCAGAAGACATTTCAAACATATACTTTACCATATTCTTGTATGGAATTTGATAAAGTGATGATTTGTCATCATGATCGCCAGGAAGAAAACCAATTTCTCTGGTCGAAACAAGAGACCTTACAAGATAAACTTTCTCGTATGGTAGATGTTCATTCAACACATCTTTAATTGCATTATACAAAGTGATAAATGTTTTACCTGTTCCTGCAGCACCATATGCAACAATGTTCTGACCCTTTTCATAAGCATCAAATAATGTTTTTTGATTATGAGTAAGTGGTTCAATGTCAATCAGAAGACTCTCATTAATAGGCTTCTTTTTCTTCATCTGTTTTGCAGTCATTCCGACTCCAATATTATCATTAGAGTTACTGCGCTTTCTCCTTGGCATACTACTTAACGAATTGGTTTTACTTTAGATCCCGGTGCTTTTGATGCTTGGTGAAGTACATCATTCCAACCGGGGTTTTTTGCGACAAGTTTATCCTTCCATTCACCAACTTCACCTACACCAGGACAGGTGCTGGGATCAGAAAAATCTCTTTCCCAGTTTGGATTGTCAATTTTCCACTGATCCCAATCGTAAACACTCATCACAACGTCTTTTTGTTCACCAGTTTCTTTATTTCTTACGGGGTAAGTCGCCATTTGCTTATAATGTAACAAAGTTATTTATCATTGCCAGTCAAGTGCCTTTGCAACAGTTGGAAACTGTCCGGCAAAAATACACTTACACTCGTTGGCAATGTCCATGTGCTCCTTCTGTGTTCCGTGTGCTGACCGTAGATTAATGTAATGAATCCACGAGCGGCAAGAACCTGTCATATACATTCTAGTTGGAGTACAGAGTGGGAGAACCATACGAGCACACTCCTTTGCAACTCCCATCTCAAGCATTTGATTGTAGAGTGCATATGATGAACTAAACAGAGTTTGCATCTGCATTTGCAGTTTCTGAATTGTAAATTCATCAAGATCATCAATACTATTCTGACGATTTTTTGTATCTTGACGACGAAGTTCTGGCAGTTCTACTGTCTGTAAAAGATTAGCATCTGCATACCGCTGACTAAATTCCTGGAAGGTAAAACTCCTATGCCTCAGCACTTGAGCCGCGATTGCTCTGGTAGTATTGATCTCAAGAGTCATAAATGCTTGCTCAAACACAGACCAATGCTCGTGCTTAATACAATACTTCAGAAGACCTTCAAATGAAGGATTCTCCTGATTATTTGGATTTGAAACGCGAGCAATGTATGCCATATTTTCTTCTGGATTTGGCGTACATTGTACAAATTTAACTTCCATTCAACATTCCTCACATAGGTTCTCTTTGTATTCTTTACGAACTTTCTTTACTTCTTTAAGTTCTGCCTTGATCATTTTATATGCACTCTCGGAATCAATTTTATTGCCCAACTCTAATGCAACAATAACTTCAACTCTTGTGCCAAAATGTGATAATGCTTTTTCAAAGCAATTTAAATCATCATACATTAAATCCCTCCTCTTTAAGATACATTATAAAGTACATGTCTATATTTGTACAATCTTTGTTGCCTCTACTTGCCCACACATCACAAAATTCATAGACCTGCTTTGTATAGTCATTGAGATAATGTAAAAGTGCTCTAAAAGTTTCTGCTCTTAGATACATTCTTTCCTCAGAGTATACCCATTCATCTTCAGTGGTTGAAGTTTTTTTGTAGAGAGATTCTTTTTTAATCATAGTCCCCATCTTCGTCATTGATATCTGCGTACGTAGGACTTGGATTTGATTCTTCCACCGTCCATGATTTAATATCAGAGTACACTTCAGATTCTAACAAGTCTACGATAGATTTCAACTGTTGAACTATGTCCTTTAATGTTTTCTTATCCATATTAGTAAAGTCCACAATACACTTTTACTTATAATAAAAAAACATACCTCTTGCGAGGTATGCTCTTAAGAAGCACAGTAACTTCATTCACACGGAAGGAAGTTATAATATAGCATAAAAAAAGAGGGTCGTCAAGACCCTCTGATTCATTTGTACAGAAAAATAATTTCTGCATATAAGATACCAAGAAATACTACACAACCTAGGGACGTGAGTCCAGATATCTGTAATGCTTCCATGGCGATCACTTGTTATAAGTGCGACCACGATAGCAGAAAGTGCCATGAGTTTCCCCAGACTTCTGCTCGCACTGATAGTCAACACCACGATATG